CTGATTAGATGTGCGAGATTTTTGATTGTTGCCAGACACAACAATCTGAGTGCCGCCAGAATCGGAAGCCGTAAAGCTGCGAGCAATTAATGCGGCAAAAGCAACTTGCTGGCCAGCAGTAAAACCGGTGTTCAACACATAGTTAATGGTAATGCGCTGGATAATTGCTATCTGTGCTGAACCTGCTGAACCAGCTACAAAACGCATAGAGAAGATAGGCGTGTTAGCTCCAGCGCCTGTATACAAGCCTGTAAAGCCACCATAAAGGTATGTGCCCAGTTGCTCGATGGGACGCTGAGCTGTACGCCCTGCTAAAAACGTTGGATCTACCGTCATTAGTGTGGAGCCAGAGACTCCAGATTGGATAATTGCCATTTTTATGACTCCTAGAAAAGTTGAAGAGCTATGTTACGAAGTCCCGCTACTGGGCCGGGGTGAGAGTTAATGTACAGGGTAATGTTTGGCGATACACCTTTTTGAGCGGTTACCGTAAGACCATCCATTTCGTACTCGTCGCCGTAGGCAGTTACCCCGCCAGAAATTAAAGCAAAGTCTGCACCATATCCAGATGCTGTTACAAACGTTGAAGCATCCCAAAGGGTTGCAGAGATTGCCACAGAATATGTATAAGAATATACCGGCAAAGAGCCAAGGTCAACAGAAACAATTTGTGTTGACAGTGAGCTGCCCGAAGCCACTGAAGGCGTACCAGAAATAGAGCCTGAAAACACTGGAGACGCAATAGAGCCGTCAGCGGCTTCCATAACAACGCGGTCTGCAGCAGCGTCAATGTACACAAATTTAGTGCCTGCAGCAAAGTTGACTACTGAACCACCGTTACTGGATGCGTATACAACTGTGCGCGCTAAGGAGTTTGTCCCAGAGGTGTAAGTGCCAAGGCCCACTTCCCAGTCAGTAGCACTGATGATGGCGTAATACGTGGTGTCCGCAGTGTCCATCACCGAGTCAAACGTAACAAAATTTGTGGGCGCGCCTCCAAGAACCATTGGGATGGTGCCCACCGTAGTGGACGTTTCTTGTACGCGGTCTTTAATAATGAGTGCCATTTAGCCCTCCTTACTCAATGCGCAAAATTGCGGTGGTCGAAGTTGCAGCAGGGAAGATGATGTTGAAATCACCACCGGACACCGTCTGGTCCGTGCCAAACGAAAGCACTGCAACAGCCTTGTTGGCCTCAGTGGAATTGTAGATCAACGCGCCACGGGCTGTAAACGACACGCCCGACCATGTGATCGGTGAAGTAAATGACAAAAATGCCGTAGTGCCAGTAGACGTCGGAGTGGTGGAAACGGACAGAGTTAGTCCACCCGAAACGTAGTTTGGACTACTGACAACTTCATTGGTTGCCGAATAAATAGAGGTTGACGCGTCTAGGTTTGCAGAGCTGGTGTACAGCGCAATCTTAAACGTGTCGGGCGCAGTTGGTCCAAAGTTGTGAACCCCTTGCAGGATTTCTACCTTAAAACTTGTGCACATTGCTTGAGTAATAGCCATAAAGGACTCCTTAATTTGTTGACCTGAGAAAAGATGCTGTAGTCAGTGCCATGGTTTCCTCTAATCTCAGCTAATGCGGATAAGCGCGTTATCAGCATTGTCTGGGGGGAATTGTATTTGAAACTGCTGGCTTAAAACTGTTTGGTCCAAACCAAAATTCAACACTCCTATTGATTTACCGCTTTTTGACGAGTTATAAATCAAAGCTCCTCGGGTGGTGAATGTTGCTGCGTTCCAAGCCGGGTTGTCAAACGACACATAGGAGACTCCTCCCGTGCGCGCTACCACAACCCCAGTGAGTATTTGCCCGGGAGCCGTGTATCCGATCCCGGAAGTCTCGCCCGTTGCCGCATATACCAATGTGTCAGGGCCAAGCTCTGCTGCAGATGTGTACAAAGCAATCTTAATCACATCAACACTGAAATCGTGCACACCGAGCAAAAGCTGCTCTTTAAAACTGTTTGTTAAGCCTGCTGTGATCATGGATTATTTCACCTCAGTCTTAATTTGGCCATCCAAATAGGCATCGCCGCGTTGCTTGCCGTCGCCCAAATTCTTCAACAATGCAATTGCTTCTTTGAACTTTCCGTCGTACACGGCCATCATGTCCTGCTCACCCTTCATCCATGTATAGGCCTCAACAAGAGACCCGTACAAGAGAACGCTGTCAAAGTAGTTGCCCAGCCAAGTAGTGCCTGCCGTAACAATTGACTCAGGGTAGTAGAAAAAGTGAAGCTCTGCTCCATATGCCGCATCCGGCGTGGGTCCGACAATTATTGTCAGGTTGGTCGGGTCGTTGTTTGATTGCGTTCCAAAAAGAGCGTAATACCGAGGCGGTGCCCGGTAGGAAGGATTTGGATAGACCTCTCGGATGTAATTTACATCCCGATTTAGCAGGTAGGTGTAGTCCCCCTGAAAAGTCACAGTGCCCGACACAGTTCCGGTATTTGGTATGCTCAGGGTGACAGTGGTTCCTACAACGGTGTCTACTTCCGCCCCAGTGGCAATCCCTGTCCCCGAGGCGTACATGCCCGGGACAATCCCTGTACTGCTTGCTACCACGATCGTAAGCGCCGCAGAGCTTCCGGTGGCCGTAGTCACAGGTTTTGCAAAAATAGCCAGAGAGTACGCGGAAAGAAAGCCCTCAGGGCAGGCTAAATACTTGTTTCCTGCGATAAGCGCCCCCGTCATGTTTTTGCGCAAGTTTGCAAGCTGAACAACGTTGTAAACGCGCTGCTCTGCCTGCTTTACAAAAACAGGAATCTCCGCGATAAAGTCATCGTCGGTGTTGTTGGTGTACGCCACAATCGCGGCGCTTAGTTCGGCGTAGTTCATATGATGGTTGTCGTGACCGTTCCAAGCATGGTTCCAGCGGACAAATGCCGTGCGGCAGGCATTGGCTGCATGCCAATACTAGCAAAAGAAGTGTCTACTGTGAAGCCCACGTATACAGTAACCCCCATGCGCTCTTCCGGGCGCGGCTGAAGTAAAGCCTGAGCCTCGTTAATATTGCGCTTGGGTTCCAACTGGGGGTGTTTAGGCTCATAGCACTCCGTGCAGACCTTAAAGCCCTTCCAATCCTTAATCAGCAGGTTCAGCTTAAAACGCTGGCCACATTGGTCGCACAGCGCAATTGCAAACTTGCCTGATGCGTATCCGGCCATCAGTAGTTCCCCATGTAGGTAGGAACGGCAAAATAACTGGACCTTTCGCGGTCTTCCGATGCTGCCCGGGCAAATTCTTCCTCATAAAACTGCTTGAGAAATTGAATGCGATCCGGGGCTTTTTTAATAGCCAAGTAATAGGCTAAACCAGAAATCAAGCAAGGCAAAAACCGGAAAGAAATGTCGGCCGTGTTTGAAAATGCGCCAGTGTCTTGAATGCGGCGGATGCCGTAGTATCTAAAGATGTACGTCTGCGTGGCGTCAGGGGCAGGATACAAAAACAGTTTGGCCGGGACCGTGCGCTGGATGTAGTACTGCGCAGGGCGCGACGGGGTGTACTTGTTGGGCACGTGCAAGTACTCAGCGCTGCCAATCCTATCGATCGTGATGTCTTGCTGGTTAGAAGTGCCTGAATTGGTGCGGATCACTGCCGACAATCCGTCCACGGTATCAGCAGGCAACGTGTACTCATGCACGTTGGCCGTCAGGACAACTTCATGCTGCTCAATCGTCCACAGGTTCAAGCCCCGGTTGGACCACTCAGCAAACATCAAATTTAAAGACCGGCGGGCCGTCCTAGCGTCGTAGCCATCCCGAACTTGGAGACCACAGCGCTCATACGCCTCGAGGATAATCTCATCGAAGTCCGGGTTGAAGGTAGAGACGCCAGAGGTGGCCATGGCTTAATAAATTCTGGCAGAACGAGCACGAGCAGCGCCTACGCCGCGAACCTGCACCTTGTCACCAGTAACCGACTTTTTGACGTTCTGGGTCAGCATGGTGCCGGTAGGGCCCGCAGCATCAGAGCCTGAAGCGCTCATCTTGCCGCCTTTAGGCACGCCAGACATGGCCATACCGCCCTTGGCAAAACCTTTTGTGGCAATGCCTTCGCCTCTTTTAGCTAGGCCGCCCTTAGCCATAGTCATGCCGCCTGCGTTCATTTTGTTCATATAGCCACCTTTTAAAAACTAGTTACTCATAAGGGGCATGAGTGCCCTTTAGGTTGT